GGAACCCGTGGAACCCGTTACGCGGTGTTAATCCTCTTGTATCTTTAGCCCTCGAACTTGAACAAGATTATTTTGCAAACAAAGCAAATTCAATATTACTGAAAAATAACGCTATACCGCAGGGCTTACTGAAAACCGATCAGACATTAAGACCGGAAGAAGCTGACGCATTGGAGCGAAGGTGGGAAAGCAAATACGGACAGGTAAAAGCGGGGCGCAAGATTGCGGTACTCGGCAAGGGAACAAGTTTTGAAGCGTTAAGTTTTAATCCTGATGTAGTAAAACTTTTTGAGTTAAAGCGTTGGAACCTGTATACCATTCTTGCAAAATACGGTATTCCCCCTCGTGTTGCAAACATTTCTGATAAGTCAACTGCATTAAGCGGCAAGGACACTAAAGAACAGCACTCGGCGTTTTGGCAGTATACGCTTATTCCGCTGTTACGCCAATTTGAGCAAATACTTGAAAGCAGTTTTTTCTTGCGCTTCAACCTGAAAGAAACAGGAAGATTTGATTTATGGGATATACCGGAATTGCAGGAAAATGAAGATGCGCAAAGCCGCCGAGATATAGCGGAAATTAACGCCGGAATTAAAACCATAAATGATGTTTTGAAGGAGAGGGGCAAGGAAGCAAAACCCTGGGGCGATGTCTGGTATCGTCCAAAAAATATGATCCCTACGGTTAAGGGGGGTGAATGACGGGAGGAACGCTTTTAGTAAGCAGGGATAGTAATAATCACTCTCACTATAAAAAGCGTTTTGAAGAAATGGGCTTTAAGAATTTAAATGTTACAGGAGCGGAGAAAGACGGGTTGAATATGGTTATTAACGAACTTAAACCGCGCCTTGTTGTATTGCAAAGCAGATTTTATGAATGCGCTACGCCGTACATGATGAGCATTTTACTGCGGCGATACCCCAAATTAAATGTAGCCGCTGTTTCTTTTGAAAAATATCCGGCTGATCTTGCTATGGGGCTGGTTATTAACGGCGTTACCTCTTATGTGAATTTTGCTGACGGAGCGGATTAATTTTATACTGGTCTGAATTTAATTAAAGAGGGGAAAAAATATGTTTCCCCTGTAGTGGAGAAAAGAATGATGATGAGGGCTGAATTACCCAAACCGTCGCAGGAGTTGACGGAAAGGCAGATCGAAGTATTAAGGCTGTTGTGCAACGGTTACACCTCTTTGGAGATTGCCGAAACTTTGCAATTGTCAAAAAGAACGGTCAAGTTTCACAAGGCGGAACTGTACAACAATTTGAAAATTCGCAACGAGAACGAGCTTATCAGGGTTGCCCTGTATTTGGGGTTTATTAAAGTTGACGAGCTTGATTTTTACGGCGGCAGGTATGAGTTAAGCCCGAAACCAAAAGAAAATGAAAAAGAGAAAATTAGGAGGATTGCATGATTATCAGAACTAAAAGCGGAGAGTACAAGGCTGGTAATGCCTCGGTGTTACTCGATTTTTTAGGAGTGCGGAAAGAAGCGGCGGGAATTCAAAAAGTTTCAGAGAATGTTGAATTGATTGCTTCCGTTCCGTTTTGTCTGGCTATAGAGGCAGAGGAAAACAAGGGTATAGCGTGGACATTCAGCACATTTGACCTTGACCGATACCATGAACGGATTGATCCGCTTGGGTGGGATTATTCGCAGTTTGTGAAAAATCCTGTTATCGAGTGGGCGCACCGATACGACATTCCGGCGATTGGCAAGGCTGAAAATATTTTTGCTGATGACAGCGGCTTGCATGGCGTTTTGATTTTTAATCCAAAAGAATACGATCCGTTTGGTTGGAGCATTGGGGAGCGCGTAAAGGCTGGCGTTATCCGTGCAGGGTCGGTCGGGTTTCGTGTTATTGAGATTGAAATTCCGTCAAAGGCAGACAGCAAAGACGGAACATCTTTAATTTTCCGCAAACAAGAACTTTTGGAATTCAGCGTGTGTAATGTTCCGGCTAATCCTTTCGCATTAGCAAAGGCAATGACGGAAGTAAAACAGGATATTAGCCATACAAATTTTTGGAATGGCTTTATTAATAATTTACAAGGAGAGTAAAACATGGACGAATTGTTAAAGGCTATTAAACAGAAATTAGCCAACATGAAGAAAATCGAAAGTACCGGGTTTACCGATCCGGCGAAGGCTGCGGAGTATTTCAGGGATAAGGAAATGATTTTAGAGGAAATCACAAAAACCCTTGAAACTATGACAGATAACCAGTCAACACAGCTTGTGGCATTGGAAGCAACTGTTAAGGAACTCCGCAAGGAACTTAAATCGCAAGCCTCTAGCCCTCGTGAATTAACACGGCGGGAAATTCTTTATTCTATTGGCAAGGGGATTGCTGCGGCTTGGACAGGGAATAATAAAACGCTTGCGGAACTGGCGTTTTCACCTAACCTCAAAGCTGACAACTGGACTAACCCTCGTGATGTGTCTTGGGGTGAAAAAGGCTGGCAGGTTAAAGCCCCTCTTGGCGAGCCTATGGGCAATATGGCGACTAACGAACAGTATTTGATTAACCCGATTTATGAAACTGAAATTATGCAGGACGCAGCCAAAAAATCTGTGATGATGAATTTGGTAAGGCATAGACCGATGATGGGTCCTTCTATCTTTCTTCCTACTCGTGATCGTGGTGGTGTCGAGTTACACTGGCTGACGGCTTACGGACAGCAGATCAAAGGGAGCAAGCCGAAGGGCGCGGAGCGTGTCGAACTTAAAGCGTACACATTGGCTGGCTACATTCCGTGGTTTGATGAATTTGAGGAAGATGTGTTTGTCGATTTGGGTCAAATGTTTGTTGATGAGTTTATTGAGGTTTACGGACAAGAATTCGACCGTCAATGTTTGTTAGCTGATGATGATCCATTTACAGGGGCTATGGCTTGTGATGATGTTACGAAGGTAACTATTGCAGGGGATAGTATAGATAAATTAACTTGGAAGGATTTTAGGGACGCTGTTTATAAAATCCCTGCGGAAGAAAGAAAAGACTGTGTATGGTTTTTGAATGAAACGGTGTTAAACCATATCGCCAATATCGAAGATACGACAGGCAGACCAATTTGGCGCAGACCAACTGAAGCTATGCCGGGTCGGTTGGACTTGTACCCATATCATGAGGTTAATATCCTTCCGCAGATTGCGGACATAAAGGCTGATGAGCCGTTTGCTATTTTTATGAACCCAAAACGAATTCAGCATGGCAACAGGAAAGGTATAGAGATCAAAAAATTTGACGGTACGACAGAAAGCCTTGAATATGGGGAGTTGTTTCTCCGCTTCCGCAAGCGTGACGGGTTTTTGGTAACAAGACCAAAAAATAATATTTTGGTTTTGAAAACTAAGGCATAAAAAATAGGCTGTCCGAATTTCCCCTTCGGACAGTTTTCATCGGTAACGGTCTTTGAAAAATACAGCGGTACGAAAAATGAGAAATGGTTTGACATTGGGGAGCTTGTTCGACGGTATCGGCGGGTTTCCGCTTGCCGCTGTCAGGGAAGGGATTTTGCCTGTTTGGGCGAGTGAAATTGAAGCAGCTCCGATCAATATAACAAAACGGCATTTTCCCGATATGCAGCATTTGGGGGATATAACAAAAATTAACGGTTCTGAAATTGAGCCTGTGGATATTATTACTTTCGGATCGCCTTGTCAGGATTTAAGCATATCGGGGCGAAGGGCGGGGCTAGAAGGTGAACGGTCGGGGCTGTTCATGGAAGCGTTACGGGTCATTAAGGAAATGAGAAATGCAACAAACAGAACCTATCCAACAAGAATTATTTGGGAAAATGTACCCGGTGCTTTCAGCGCAAACAGGGGAAGGGATTTTCAAACGGTCATTGAGGAGATTGCACGGATCGCCGAGCCGGGAGTTTCAATTCCTCGATCTTCGGCAAAATGCGGGTGGCTGGCTGCTGGAGCCGTCTTGGGAGATTGCTTCTCGCTTGCCTGGCGTGTCCTCGATGCTCAATACTGGGGCGTACCCCAACGCCGCCGCCGTATCTTCCTTGTCGCAGATTTTGGAAGCCGATGTGCCGCAGAAATATTTTTTAAGCAGGAAAGCGGGACAGGGAATTTTGCGAAGGGCGGAAAGGCGGGGGTTAATTATTCCCGAAAAACTGAAAACGGCGATCAACAATATTATTTAAAAACTAAACATTCAAGCGATAGAATAATTATGAATCCACAAATAGCGGTAACTATAAAATCGCAAGGTGGCGGGAACGGCGCGAAAACTGGACTGTATTGTCTGCCTTTTGTATGCAACGGATTTGGAAATTATAATCATGGCAGTATCAGTAAAACTTTAATGTCAAGAGATGATATTACTACAAGCGATTTGATTGTTACAGAGTATTCAGTCCGTAAATTAACGCCTCTTGAATGTGAACGATTGCAGGGGTTTCCCGACGGTTGGACAGAATTCGGACATGACGGCAAGCGTATTTCAGATAATCAACGGTACAGGGCTTTAGGAAATAGTGTCGCCGTTCCTTGTGTTCAATTTATTTTATCGGGAATGAAATAAAAAAGCCGTCCGGCGAAAATACCGGACGGTAATTTTTTAGTTAGTTTTAGACGATTAATTCTGACAGCGCAAATAAAACTTTGTTTTGTTCCTGCGGTGTGTAGGAACTGCAGAAAGTGCAGCCATGACATTTTGTGGTGTCTTTGCAGGACTGGCAGACTTTAGTTGACTGAACCAATGACGGCAAAAGCTTAACCATGAGTTCAACTGCTGATGTCATAGGCAGCCCAACAGCCCAAGCGAAACGGCGAACAGATACCGAAGCTAAGGCGGAAAACTGCGGCGTATAATACCGCTTGTGATTTGTGTTATTCATAGAATAACCCCCTGATTTGTAGTAACCCCCATTAGCTAAGAACAGGGGACTGCTGTCCAATGGACAGCTTGAAGGGGAACTGCAAAACCCGAAACCGCCGCCTTTATGAAACCAACCGAAGGCTGGCGGGGGGGTGGGCTGTAGTGCCTCTTCACTTCTTCCAGAGGCACGCTCACCCCCCCGCCATTCGGACTGCCGATAACTTTCTTGTTAAGGTCTTGGTAGGGGCTTTCGTGGGGGCGACAAGATTTCTTAACTAGGTCTTATTGTCTACCATTGCCCCGCCCCGAAGGGTTGGCACGGTTCTTGACCGCCTGTGGGACGGTGATATGCGATTCAAGAACCGTGCCAAAGGGGTCTTTGCGAGTAACGTTATTAGGTTGTGGGATAATGCAGCGGATTACGAAGGTAAATGATTTAGAAAAATTGCGTAAGCAATTTTTACCTGCTTTCTTGGGGGCGTTACGGGGGCTTGCCCCTGTAGAGGGGGGAGCGAAAAAGCCGTAGGCTTTGTAGCGTGGGGGGAGACTTCCCCCTCATAGGGCATTAGATACTGTTAAACTCTCTTAATTCCAAAACCTGCCTTTATGTCATCTTCGACCATTTCTAATAGTCTGGCATAAGGTGGTTTATCGCCATAATGATATTGCCAGTCATCCATATTCTTAACTTCAACAGAATATGTAATACAATTTGCCGCCATATTATTTAGATATGGTTTAACAACAAATTTCCTGCCAACCTGAAAAATTTTGATCACATAGTTTCTTCCCTCATGATCAAAACCGTAAGATACAAGTTCTTTTTCTAACATTGTTTTCTCCTTAATCAGAAATTTTTTACCCCACTATATATATAATTCCCATCAAATTGAAAACAGCCAGATAAAAAACGAAAAAAATTAGAAAAATGGTTTATAGATGTCGTTTCCTACCAGGGTTGTTTACCCCTTTATCCCCCTGGATTTGAGGGCGTTGTCAAAATTGGAATTGAAGTCTTTGCGGATTTTCTGTAGGTCTTGGGCAAGGTCATTGAGGGCGGTTTTGTCAATTTCGGTATCTGATAATGATATAGGTATGAAAAGGCGGTAGGTTTCTATCTGTAGGGCAGAAGCCAGATTTACCAGTGTTTTGTCGCTGATCCATGAACGGCAGCCTTCTATGTCATTTATCATGTTTGCCGAAATTCCGGCTTTTTCGGCTAATTTTTCCTGCGTTATTCCGAGAAATTCCCTGTGTTTTTTGATATTTGCCGATAGGGTTTTTCTGAGGGTTTCTGTTTTATCTTTCATAATATATATACGGATATGGTAATCGTCTATGAATGGCATTTACACCCGATATTTCCAGTGTAACACTTGACAATACCGATATTTTTATATATATTATTAAGTAGAGATTTTAATTTTTATGTCATAATTTGATGAAAAAAAAAGAGAGCAAGGCGCAATTTGCATTAGAAGCAGCCCCTTCAAAGCCCTTCTTTGCTCCGAACCAGAGGTTCGATTGTTCCTTGCTCTCAATTACTTAATTTTTAATTTTGTACTTGATTCCTCTGTTCAACTGTACAAAAGAGCTTGATCTGATATTTTTGTTTCAATATGAATCAGAATCTTCATAGTAAAATTCCTTGCCTTTACAATGAGGGCAACTGTCATAGTCTGCATCAATCTTTTTTAGACATTTCTTGCATTTTTTTAATATGACATCCTTCTTTTCTGATGAAATGTCATCCGCTGTTTTTCCGGTTGAAGAACGGAAAAAGTTTTTTAGAATCTTGATCATTTTCAATCCTCCTGTTTCTTTATATAAATATCTATATAAAAGACATTACCATTCGACTTGATCGAAGCGTAAATCCTTATAATAGTATTCTCTATCCCTTTCGTTAATTTCTCGTAACACTTTACAAGGGTTGCCAACAGCGATAACATTTGGCGGAATGTCTTTTGTTACAACACTGCCAGCGCCAATAACGC